GAAAAAACCCCAACTTTCGTTGGGGTTTTTGAGTTATTTTATTTCTACTAAGTATTATACGGTATCGAGATCGCCGATAATAACTTTTCCATAGAACTCTGGGCGCACTACCTTCTTAGCGTAGCGGGTCATTACGCCTCTACGTGGAGTGAAGTTCACTGGATCATAGACCAATGGAGTTTGGATTAGTGGGATATATGGAGCATATACAGCACCGGTTTCTAGGAAGTTGTTTCCACGGAAACCAACCAATACTACGTTATCGGTCATGTATGGGTTCTTGTAAACTTGGAAGCGAGAAGCAAAGCTACCAACGCGGCTTACGCCCATTGCGAACTTAGCTTGATCACCATCAGTGTTTACTACATATCCTGGGATTGATTCTAGGATAGTTGCAACGTCTGGACTTACGACCAAGAAGTTTGCACCACCACGTAGGGTCAATTTTTGGATTGTGTTAGATACCTTTTGGATCTTGTTTCCAAGAGTTTGGAACCAAGTGCTCTTTACGTAAGCAGTACGGTTTGGTGAACTGTTTGCATTACGTGTGAAGATTGCTTCACCAGTGGTTGCATTGATGCTCTTGCTGAATTCAACACCGATTTGGGCGGACCAAGCTTCGGTTGTTACACCTTGAACGGCTTCGCTCAACATGTCTAGGATTTCAAGGTCGATTTCCATAGATACATATTCACTCAATAGAGCAGTAAGTTCTGCTTCTGCATCAATGGAGTGATATGCGTTCAAGTCTTGAGCCAATTCTGGGGTCCAGACTGCCTTCAACTTACGGGTCTTAGCAACGATTGGTTCGCTGTTTAGTACCAAGTTTACTTCAGGAATACTGATATCAGTATCAATGCTTTGTGTAGCAACGTTACCTTGTTGGCCAGAACCTTCACCAGCTGTCTTACCAGCTTCGAAGTCACCACGTAGGTTATCGGTAGGTTGTAGACTGTAGATCAACTTAACGTTGCTTGCTACACCACCAAATGCGCTGTTGGAAGCGGATACGATGTATACAGATTGATAGAATGGAGTACTCAAGCTACCGGTATTAATAGCGCGGGTATAAGTGTTCAATACCAAACCACTGCTTCTTAGAGAAGTTGGTGCGGTTGAACCTGAGATCAAGTTGAAGGAACGTACTGCGTTCAAATCAACGTTGTACATATAACCGTTAGCAGCGATGCCTGTGGTTACGTTATCACCGTGGTTCAAGGTAACCTTGAACAACTTCTTAGCAACTACAGATGCGCTCAATTCAGCATCAAATTGAACATCGTTCCATGAAGCTGTTTGAATTGTATTACCATTTGTAGTGCCGGTTGCACTCTTAGCAAGAGTAATAACAGAGCTACTTACTGGGCGAACTGAATAAGCATAAGAACCTTGACCGTATAGACCACGTACTGCGCTATCAGTTGAACCCAACTTCTTACCTGTACCACCAAACAAACTGTCGTTCAATTGCTTACCTGCACGGGTAGTCTTGGAACTACCGTTATTCAAGTTACGCAAGTCTTGGTTTGGAGCGGTTGTACCATACTTGAAGTCTAGATAGAAGATTAGACCGGATGGTAGATTCATTGGTTGAACGCTTACGAATTCCTTCGCAGCGATTTCAGCGAACACACGACGAACCAATGGAAGAGCTACGCCAGCCCATTGTTCAGAACTGGTAGATGTACCAGTTGTGGTTGCTTCGTCAAGCAATTGCTTTGCTTGATTTTCCAATAGAATTGACATGTGTGCCTTTTCGACACCTTGGCAACCTTCTAGGAGGCCAGTCTTTTCCCATTTGGATTGTAGTCCACGTGTTTCTGCCATCAATTTGGCCTGTGGATTCATGTTGTTTGTCAATAGACTCTTTACGTCCATACTCATATATTTGTTTCTTTCTTTATTAATTACTGTTAGGTTTTTACTCGCAAACTAATTTTACTTCTTGATTCCTGCGAGTTTTTGGAATCTTGAAGTCATCACTTCAGCTTGAGGTTCTACAATGGTAGAGTCAGGCTTTGTTGATGATACTGGTTTGCTTGCCAAACCTTCGGTGATAGTTTGAGCAGTTGTATTGGTCTTTTTCTTGACAACTGATGCACCGGAATTAATTGATTCGGCTAAAACTGTATATGCCAACTTGACTTCGCGAATATTCTTGGTCAAGTCGAAAGTGTTGATGATCTTAAGTTTTTGATCTTCGTTCAAACTCTTACCCTTGAACAACTTGTTGGTATAAAGCAACTTAGCATTCAATAGGTTGGTTTCTGCTAGAACGCCCTTCATGAACTTTACAGTACTTAGAGCTTCTGACAATTGTTTCTTTAGAGTTTCGTTTTCTTCGTTGATAGCTACTAGAGCTTCTGCCATTTCTTCAGAAGTTACATCATCTTCTTCAGCTGCTTCGGCTACTGGAGAAGGAACTTGACCTGGAGCAGCAGGAGCTGGTGCTGGTACTGGAGCAACAGGCATTTCAGCAGCAGGAGCTGGTGCTGGAGCTGGGGTTGCTTCTTCAGCTTCTAGTTCAGCTAGAAGTTCATCTAGACTGATTTCTTCATCTACTTCATCTTTAGATTCTGGTTCAGATGATTCCTTAGATTCACCTTCAGAAACTTCGCCTTCTAGTTCTGCTAGAATTTCGTCTAGCTCTTCACTAGTTACTTCTGCACCTTCTTCGACAGCAGCTTCTTCTTCAAGCTTTACGTCGAATTCTTGTTTGCCAGCTGGAGTTGTGTTTTTGTTTGCAACTGGTGATGGTTTGGTTGGATGTTGTTTAGATGCAATGTTACTGTCATCTTTACCGATGTTGGAAGATCCAAGTTTTTCTTCAATCTTGCCTTCATCTGTGGTGGCTTCTTCAGCCATTTCTTCCTTGAGCTTTTCTGCGAACATTTCTTTCATGCTTGCAGCAAAGTTTTCTTCAAGGAAAGTTTTTGCATTTGCCAAAGCTGTTTCACGTACAGCCTTTGCGTCTGCAATGCTTTCTTTTAATAGATCGCTCATAATTATATATCTGCCTTTCTTATTGTTATTTGTTGGTGAAGCTATTGAAGAACTCCAAAGAAGATAAAATGATGTGACATCAAAGAATGATGTATTTGAATAATAAATATAATATAAAACTGAAAGAAGTGTAAATAATTTATATTTATTGATATATGCCTGCAAAAAGCGAAAAACAAGCAAGACTTTTCAGACTCGTAAGAGCACTACAAAAGGGTGGAATTAAATCCAAAGAAGTATCTCCACAAATTCGTAAAATGGCTCGTACTATCAAACCAAGTAGTGTTAAAGACTTTACCAAGGTAAAAGAAATTATTCAAAGACTAAAAGAAAATGAATATAGTTTGAGTAAAATGAAAAAGGTAAAGGGTGTTAGTCTTAAACAACATTTAATGAAACAAGTTGGATTGCCTTTTGATGAAAAGGAACTTGAAATATTTCAAAGTAAACAAACTGGTTTTGCTGGATTTGGTAAAACTACTTTTAAAAATAACAAAACCAACAACGAAATTTATACTGAAGTTAGTAGTAATAATACAAATAAAAAGTTTGTATTTAAAAAATTAGTGGATAGTAATGATGGTAGTTACAAATATGCATGTTTTGTACAGAGATCGTTTCCAGATAAACCCGAAAAAGAAATATTGGATTTATTAAGCAACAGTTTTGATAATAAAGACGTTGCCGAAAAAACTAAAACATTATCAGACTTCATTGACCGCATCAACACAACTCTAGGATCTATTTAATATGCCATACAATTTCAACCCAAATTTTAATAGACACATGAATCAACCCAAGGATAATTACAAAAATATCAAACGAAAGGGTGATGAAAATCCATATTCTAATCCAGATGTACGTGCAATGAATACCAATTACAACAATTACAAGAGTCCTAAATTGGTTAATTTTTTAAACAACGATAATTTCGAAGAAGATGTTAAAATGTACAAGTTGGAAGATTTGGATCATCCAAACGGATGGAACTTTTCGGAATTAGATATGTTGGGAGAAATGAATTTCAGAATTGATGACGACTACAAAATGTTTAGTGAAATCGAAGTGCCATCTCTTCAATTAGAAAATGAAAAAATAAAAGCCTTCGTCTATAAAACTGACGAAGGCTATGTGTTGGAAACCAATCGAAAATACGTTTTTGAAACGTTTAATAAATTGTTAGAATATATCGATTCTATCCCAATGAAGCAATACTAACCGAGTTTGGTTGTGCTTGTGTTTGAAAATCTTGTGGAGCTTCATTAACTTGATCCGCAATTTCAAAATATCTCTCTAAACGACGGCCAACTTCTTCATACAACATTTCAAGTTGTTTTTCGATGGCTTTCATTTTTTGAGCTTCTTCGTACATCTTTGCGGCATCACGTTTGATTTCTTTCATATCACGTTCTACCATTTTAGCTTCCATCCAATCACCACATTCCTTCAAAGCGTATCTTTCGGCTAAATTGACAGCTTCCATGATCTTTTGAGCGGTAGCATATACATTGTCAGCCTTTAAACCTTTACGATATTCGTTGTATGATTTAATGGTTTCAACCATATTCTTCTTTTCATAAACTGTAAGAGGAGTATAGGCGTGTTCCGTAGAATTTTCTAGTAAATGTTTTAATTTCATACTTTATAAATATTATAATTCTGATAGAATGTTGTGGATAATTCTTTCAACATTACTATATGGGTTGATAATTGTTTTGTGTTGTTCTACACTTTCATTAATTTTACCTTGAGGATACATAAAAGCACCTTGAGTACTAGGATTGCTTACAAAGTCAAAGGCAATTAAATCAAAATCATCTTGAACAACATCTGTACCTTCTCTCATATCCTTCTTAACACTACCCAATCCACGACTACTGATACCCAATAAAATACCAGATTGTAATAAATCTCTAAGAATATTACCACTTGGTGTAGGAAGAATTTCAACGGTACCAACTAGATCTTTTCCATCCCAACCCATATCCACAATGTTGTGGCTGACGTTCTTTAAGTTAACAACAGAAGATTCTGGATGATCAAGTTCACCCATAGCACGACGTTGTTTAACGAAATTTTGCATATATTTATCAGCTTCTCGTTTCAATACGTCTTCTGGATATACGCGGCCGTTTTGATTCTTGGCATCAGCTCTTTGCAATACGCCGTTTACAAGAAGTTTACCATCTTTTAGCGATTCATTCAAAGATGTTCGCTTAAATTCAAATGGCATTACATCAATTAATACTTGTTTCATATTATACTTTTGGTTGTGTAGGAGGTTGTTGTTCTGCACCAGTATTTGGTTCAGTTGAAGGTTCTTCTTCATCCGAGGTTACGGTATTGGTAGGAGTTGCTGACTGTTGAGGACTCACAAGTGCTTTAGATTTAGCAACTTGATATTGATCCTTTGGTTTTAAATCGGCAGATCCTAATATTTTTATAGAAAAACCTGGTTTAATAAAGAATTTAGCTACTTTTTGTTTATTTTCTTCACGGCCAATTATAATAATTACATATCGATCATAATAATAGTCGATTGCTACTCCGGTAACGTTTATAGTATAGTCCGTCTCCGGTTGTTTATATCCTTTGCTTGCTCTTACAACGATTTTCTTACCTAAGATTTTATCTTGAATTGTCTTTTGAAGATTATTCTTCAACGATTCGGTGCTACTTTTTAATTTGGTATCAAAACTACTAAAATCAGGCAACACATCATAATTTGTTACGTTAACGGATTGTTGTGGTTTTGGTTGTGGAGTAGGTTGAGTAGCCTGTTGAGGTTGTGCTTGAGGTTGTGGTTGTTGACCGTCTTGTTCATACTTCAAACCATTAAACCCTTCTGTAAATGGTAAGCTTCCTTGTTTATATCCAACTAAATTTGGATCTAAATCAGGATCATTATGTTGAACCAATCCGTGTTCATCTGTATAGGTATCTACTGGTTCTATATTAAAAGCAGGAGTACCATATGCTGGTTGACTATACATTTGATTTTCCAACTTATACCCAGGACTTATTTTTACTGGTTTTGCCAATTTATATCCTAATTGTGTATATGTAGCTGGTCTTGCTCCTCTTCTAGAAAAAGCAAATGGAGTTCTAGCAGCGTCACCACCTACAGCAACTGGACCAGAAGCAACAGGTGCGGTCCCCGTTGTACTGGCTTCGTTTTTGGCTCTTAATTTAGTTAAAAGCTTCTTAATTTTGTGTTTTAGATGGGACTTCATTCTTTATCTTTTCAATTTCCTCAACCAATTCATATGCATTTAACAATGAAGTTAGTTGATTTTCCTTTACTACACCCACTACGTTTTTATTGGAAAATTGATTTACAACTTCGGTGATTTTAATCTTAACTATATCCGAATTGATCGTTTGAAGATTTTCCTTTAGAATGACACTGACTCTTTTGTATTCTTCGTTAACAAATTTAGTAAACTTACTTGAATTACTAATATTTGTGATATACTCCTTAAGTAGTTTCTTTTGTGCTGGTAACAAATTACTATACTTAGTGTTGAAATTTTCTATCAAGAACTTATAAGCTAACAATCTCACTTCTGCACTCTGACTTCCATAAACATCCAAACTTTCTTCGTCACTCTTCTTTTCTTTGGTTAAATTTTCAACGATATATTCTCTGGACTCCAATAGTTCAGATACGTCAAATTTAACTTCTTGCTCAGCTTGGTTTTCAAACAATTTATAAATCGAAGCATACAACTTATAATTGGGAATTTTGTTCTTTAAAAATTCATCAATATTATATTTTTCTTTGATCTCTTTAATGACGTTATATTTTTGTTTGTTCAATTCACGTTCGTCTAGTTTGGAACGTGTTTGTAATACTACATTTAGAATACGTTCGGCTGCGTTTGTATCCTTGCTGGTTTGTTGTAGTACAAAATTATATAACTGTGCTTCTTTGCCAAGTTCTTTACTTTCGTGGAAGTACTTAAACATCAAATTTTTAGTAAACGTCTCATCCCTACCCGCCAAAATATCTGCAGTAATTTGACGCGTAAGAAGTTCAAACAATATTCCAGCATTCTTGAATTTTGAATGTTTTGCTTTCTTATGCATAATATTAATATTATTTATAAATATATCAGAACTCCATAAATATATAGGATTTGTGTTTATTCTTTTATATTTCTTTCATCCATAAAGGATTTTTCTTCTCCTTCTCTTAAAATTTTCTTTTCTTCTTCCACGGTGTTCAACATACTAGTTAATCCTCTGAGAGATTCTAATGATAACGGAGATTTATTTTTATACTTGTGTGTTACTGATAAATCACTACGTCTGTTGTTCTCTAATGTACCCAATGGATCTTCACCAAATCTATATTTGGACGCATCTTTTCTACCAGTTTGATCACGTTCTGCCAATTTTGGTGGTGTAGCTGGTTTGCTTTCTTTTCCACCGGTTTCTCCACTTGGTTTTTCAGAAGGTGGGGTTTCAGCTGAAGTATCAGGAGGTGTTTCTGAACTCAAATCTGAACCTGGTCCACCTCCACCCATATCTGCACCCGGTCCTTCGCCACCACCTTCTTCTTTATCAGCTGATTGTAAGAACTTAATTGCTGGATCGTTACCTTCTTCTTCGATTTGTTTGAATCTATAAGTTCCCTTAGCATCGTCAATAAGTTGTTTTTGCAACTCAATCATATCTTGATCTGTAAGACTAAATACATTTTCATAAATCCACTTTTTACTGAAGAATTTATTTTCTTGCATGTCTTTACTAACTTCAACCTTACTCTTCCAAACATCAATCTTTTCTTTTTCAAAGATAGTAGATGGATTGGTTAGTTCTAATGTGAAATCTACCAACGATTCATCTCTATATCCTTGTGAATACAAATGAATAACCGCAATCTTATTTAATTCACTAACAATGATACGTTGTACACGTTGAATTGTACGAGCAAAACGAATATCTTCTGCTGCCAATGTAGCTTTACCACTTAAACTTTCGTCGTATCCCAAGAATGCCTTTGGAATCTTAAGTGCTGCCATCATCTTATTACGTAGATATTCGATATCATCTGTACCAGTCCATTCAAGACCGGGCAAATTATCAATGCTGGTACCACTATCACTACCACGAACTGGCAAGAAAAAGTCTTCTACCATGTTTTGTAGATTAAAACGTAAATTATAATCACCTGTTTGTTGATCCAAATATGGTGTCTTTTTCATTTGGTTCATAATACGTTCCATATGATTATCAACTTCATTTGGAGGAATATTACCAATATCAACTTTGAAAATACGTTTTTCAGGAGCACGCATGATACGATGAATTAACATTGCGTCTTCCATCAAACTTAATTGTTTCCATACACGACGAGCACCTTCCAACATACTCTTACCATATGGCAAGAAGTTACTGTCACTCAACAATCTAAAATGTGCAATTTGATAATTTTCTAAATCTTCAAGTTTATTTCCGTATGGCAAATTAACTTGAAATTTAACAAAGCTTTTATTTGTTAATACGGCATTTTCTACACGGGTTACATAGTAAGTACTCAATGGTTCTACCATGTATACACCATATTCAGGACTAATATGTAAACGTAGATAAAAATCTCCGTATTTAACCATACAACGAGTCCAACTCCAAAGGTTGAATTCGATGTTTAGAATATCATAAAACAAATTGTGTAGAATATTCTTGATTTCATCGTTTGTAGATTTGATTTGAAGAATTTCTCCCATTTCATTTCTAGTTGTACATTCATCTGCGTAAATGTCCAATGCAGATGCTAGAATTGGATCCATATCCATAGTATCATAATCACGAAATAGTTCTACACGACTACTTTGATATGATAAATTGAAATCTCTTGTATATTGATTATATGAAGTTGTACGTAATCTATTAAAACGATCTCTTAAACTATTACGATCTGTAGCATATTGAATCTCATCAGTATCAATTACCTTTAATTTCTTACCGCCGATATTACGAACAATTACGTCGTTTGAAAACAAACGTTTCAAACGTGCAAATAATGAACGATTTCTTAATTCCTGAAATGATTGATCTGACATATATTATTCTATTATATAAGTATTTACAATAACCAAGTTAAACTTTCTTTTTTAT